TCAATATCCACAGTTCTACAGTATCACAGGTTCAAATCAACCTATAGGAATAACTGCATTCACTGGTGTTACCCTCAAGGGTTCATCTGCTGGAACTTATACAATAGTAAACTTTGGTGGAGTTCTCGCTCCATTTCAATTGCTTGAACATCCATCTGTTCTTGGTCTTACTCACAGTAACGGTCTTCCAACTGCAACAGCGGACTCGCCGTTGTATTTCGGGCTATCTGCAAATACTGGTTTGAGTGCATCAGTAAGATCAATATACTTCACACCAGATATTCATTTTTCAACAAGAAGAAATTTTGCGATTCTGTCAGATAGAGGAATGACATTCTCTGGTCTTGTGACTTCGTTTGAACCATACTACTCATTCATAAAGTATTCAGACAACGACTTCATGGATGGTCAAACAGCAATGATCTCCCAATATGTTGGAAACTCAGCAAATCCAGCATGGACTGCGGAATTGATTCGTAGTTCTGGTAAGACAGGAAACTATATTAACCTCGACGGATTTAATCTTAGTAAGAGTTTCAACGAAAGATTCTTTACAGAGTTTAAGACGTATCCAAGAAGATACAAATCAATACCATCTGTTGGGGCGAATCTAGGACAATATTCTTATCCACATACAACGTCTGTGTTTGGCTGGAATTCGTCAATACCAACACCAGGCATAGCAAGAGATGGCACAGGTCCATTCGGAAGTTCAGGAGCATCCTATTTCTTAAACAGAATAGCGGGTATTACATTCTATCCACCACCAAGTACTTACAACTATCTTGGATCGACGGGCGCAACTGCATTTGGTGGTTCGGGTGGATCATCTGGATGGAACAGTTACCACAAATCAGTGGCTGCTGATTCTTCATTCTACAATGAATATTTCATGCTCGGCGGTGCTACAACAGCGGCATCTAACACATATCAGGCTTCAAGGTTACTTCCCGCAAATGTCCTCAAGTTGTTTGTTGACAATGCTGGACCTTTAGGTCCACTTGGAATCACCATGAACTTCCTTGATTCATATTACTATGACATCTATCAAGAGCAGTTGGAATATGGTGGATACAAAGATATGAACTTCTTTGTAATGGAGTTTGTTCCGAAATTCAACCCATTTATACCCATGCAGATAAAGGGTTCTTATCAAGGAACTAGCACACGCAACTACACATCCCGAAGAGATTGCACGATTCACCAAGACATGGGCGGAAACACGGCTGAAAGACTATTCAATCTCAAAGAATCGATGAAAGATACTATTCACACATCACTCAAAATGTGGAAGTTGTTGCTTGATGGACGAGGTAAGTTCAACTATAGGATAGTCCCATTAGTTTCTGGTAGAAATGAAGATTATGATTTGACAAGGGGCGGTTCAGTTCCCTATAAGACAGAAGATTTTGTTGAATACCTTATCAAACCAATGTTCAATGGAACTGTTCCAGCGAATGGCTTTGTTCTTAAAAATGATATTGATCAACTCCTGTTGAATGGTTTCTATCTTGGAAACATCGCAAGGGGTTCTGGTGAATATACAAAAGTTGTTACAAATGGTGGTATATCTGGTTCAGATTCAACTACAGCATTCATCCGAGGTCTTGAAACATATTTCTTTGATTTACAACAGTTACAATCAATGTTAACATTTTCAGAAACTCTATCTGAAGATCTTGGTCTTACCGCCGCAGAAACAGATCACTCTAACTATTTTAATACGTTTAGATCTGGTCGATTTAGCGATTACAGAGTTTATGAATCAAACACTGGACTATCTGGCGGCAACACCAAGATACCATATGGATTTAATGGGACATTTAGATGGTACCTAGTTCCATTAAATCAAGAATCTATAATGTATAAAAACACATCGTTGCGAGATAAATGGGCTGATCCAAGTAATATTAGCATTGGTTCTGCATATAGAATCCTGCGAGATGCCTACTTCGAACTATCAAAAGAACAACTCGCTGCTGCAACCGAATACTTTGAGGATAATAATATAACTACTCTTGTGGAGTATAGATCGACTGATCAGTTCGTAGGAAGGTGATATATCATGAGTAAAATGGATGAGAACCTATCGGAGATCCTAAACATGGATCCTGAACCAAAGCCCATTGTAACAAGGTCAACTGAGCCAAAGGAAGTTACAGTTGCAATGGATGATGCTGATAAGGACTTTCAGCGAGCAAGAGAAAACCTCAAGGAACTTGTCAATCTTGGCTTTCAGGCTATCGATGGCGTCTTGAAGGTAGCAAGTGAGGGCGATTCTCCCCGAGCCTATGAAGTGGTTGCACAAATGATCAAGGCTGTTGCTGATACGAATAAGGATCTTGTGGAACTCCACCAGAGAATGAAGACCATCAAGGAAGACAAGTATGAGCAAAAGACGGTGAACAACACCACAAATGCCATATTCTTAGGTTCTACGAAAGAACTACAAGAACTTATAAATCCGAAAAGAAGTTTCGCAAAGGCTATCAAAGATACAGATTCGATATTGGATTCTTCAAAGAAAATCATAGAAAATGGCTGATACTAAGAATAGCAAGAACTATCTTGGCAATCCAAATCTAAAGGCTTCGGATGTAAAGCATGATTGGACGAAAGAGCAACTTGAGGAATATGCCAAGTGCGCTCGCGACCCGATCTATTTTGTACAGAACTATGTGAAGATCATCAGCCTCGACAAGGGTCTTGTTCCGTTTGAACTATATGACTTTCAAGAGGAGATGGTTCGAACTGTTCACAACAACAGGTTCGTTATTGCGAAACTTCCACGACAAAGCGGAAAGTCAACTACAGTCACGGCATACATTCTGCACTATGTCCTATTCAATCAAAGCGTGAATGTTGCCATACTTGCAAACAAGTTGAGTACAGCAAGAGAACTTCTGTCTAGACTCAAACTGGCATACGAGTATCTCCCAAAGTGGCTTCAGCAGGGTGTCGTGGAATGGAACAAAGGATCAATTCAACTTGAGAATGGGTCCAAAGTTTTAGCATCTGCAACATCATCAAGTGCAGTCCGTGGTGGATCTTTCAACATGATCTTCTTGGACGAGTTTGCATATGTTCCGCAGAATGTTGCAGAGGAGTTCTTCTCATCCGTATATCCAACGATCTCATCGGGTCAAGAGACGAAGGTATTCATAGTTTCTACTCCCCACGGAATGAATCTGTACTACAAGTTGTGGACTGATGCCACAAACGGAAGAAACTCATACATTCCTATTGATGTACATTGGTCGGATGTTCCTGGTCGAGATGAGAAGTGGAAACAGGAGACAATTGCCAACACCTCTGAGGAGCAATTCAGGACAGAGTTCGACTGCGACTTCGTGGGGTCTATTCATACTCTGATATCCCCATCCAAACTCAAGACCTTGGCATACATCGACCCTGTGTTCAAGAACGGAGAGGGATTCAAGGTCTATGCCAAACCAGAGGAGAAGCACATATATGTGATGTGTGTGGATGTCTCTAGAGGAACTGGACAGGACTATTCGGCATTTACCATCATGGACATTACGGCGGCTCCATACAAACTCGTAGCCACCTTCAGGAACAACAATATGTCCCCTATGGTTTTCCCAAATGCCATCCATGTGGCAGCAAAGCAGTACAACAATGCCCATGTTCTTGTTGAAATCAACGACATGGGTGGTCAGGTGGCAGACATACTTCATGCTGAAATGGAGTATGAAAATCTCCTCTCGTCTACAATGCGCGGAAGAAAAGGACAGGTACTCGACGGGGGATTTGGATCTGGAACGAGTCAGTTTGGAGTCAGAACAACTGAGGTTGTCAAGAGAACTGGCTGTTCCATTCTAAAGTCATTGATTGAATCAGATAGAATGATCATTCAGGATTTTGATGTGATTAAGGAACTGTTTGCGTTTATCTCCAAGAAAAACTCGTTTGAGGCAGAGGTCGGATACAACGATGACCTTGTTATGACCTTGGTTTTGTTTGGGTGGCTATCAACACAACCATATTTTAAGGACTTGTCGTCCCTTGATATTAGGAAAGATGTCTACAAGGAAACTATAGACAAACTTGAGGAGGAAATGACTCCTTTTGGTTTCATTGATGATGGTGTAGACGATTCTATTCCCGAAAAGGGAGAAGATGGCTCTCTCTGGTTCAGAGAAAGAGACTCCAACATGAACTCATGGTATTGAGTGAAATACTAAAATTTACTACATACATGATAGAATCATCTGGAGAACAAAATGAGCAGAATTCCCGTACAACTTAGCCCAGGTGTGAATTATTCGGAAATTGACCTCACAAATGTCACACCAAATGTTGCAAGTACTACAGCGGCAATCGCTGGAGTATTTCAATGGGGTCCAGCAGAAAAAATAGTCACGATCACATCAGAAGACGATTTGGTAAGAGTTTTCGGAAAGCCTCTCCGTGATGATAACGGAATCGATTTCCACTGTGCAGCAAACTTTCTTCAATACGGTCGCGATCTTCGGGTTGTTCGTGCTATAGGCAGCGATGAAACCAATGCAAATTCTTCCGGTATTACTGGTTTGCAATATGCCAATGAAGATGTTCTTGGTGGCACTGATGGACTTACGGCTGCTTTCTATGCCAAGTATCCAGGAGTATTGGGAAATTCACTGAAAGTTGTTGTGATCGATGGTGACGGTGAAGCGAATCTTACTGTTGGAGCAACAGCATCAATCGGAACAAATACCATCAGATTCTCTACAGTTCTTGGCGGAACCCTTGAAGAAAACGACAAATTGATTTTCCAAACAAATCAATTTGCACAAACTTTCCTTGTTGATTCTGCCGCAGGAAATACTGTCACTACAAAGACATATATTGCGAGTACAATTGGTCTA